CTCAGGGTATTGAATCTTACAAGGATCATGCTGGTGCATATCTTGTTCCTCAGAACGATGGACGGATTATGTGCAGTGGATGCAGTGAGATGTTCTCTGCCCGAAAGGGACAGGCAAGAAAACACTTGGAAACTATACAGAACTTTCCAGGTAATCATACTCAGGTAGATGCCTTGTTAATAAAGCGGTTTGCTCTGGAGCCTCAGCAGCCTGAAATACTTAGACATGAGTCTGTGTATGAAGGGTCTGATGATATCCAGATTGAAGGAGCTGTTGGTATGCGTCCCGATAAGGTTGATGCACCGCAGCAAAGCCGTAAACGGCGCAGGAGTAGAAATGGTCGAACTTCAAGATAAAACCTCCAGGTTGCCTTGGGATAACTTTGTCGATGATGAAGTCAATCCTGATGCGTATAATCATATTGACCGATTCCGTGAGTCGGAATGGCCCAACATAGTAAGGGAACTAGCCAAGGAACCCTACAAGATAGAGTTACCTGTAGGGCTGGAACCTCATTGGGTTGCACCGGGTAAAGCGGTATACTGGAACGAGCTTATTGTTCGTGAAAAGGTTGAAAAGACTAATTACGGAGCAACATACTGGGGGCTTGAAGATGTGTCTCATGGATGGTTTCCATCTTCTGAGAAACATGGGTTACCTGCTAATAACGCATCGACTATTGCACACTACCTGAACAAAGGATTCCGTCTCCGTCCACCCGAAGCAGGAGTGAGCGTTGAGACGTTGCAGTCTGCCTTCACTGCTGAGGCTCTGGAGCTAATCGACCAGGAACCTGAAGAAGAGATAGAAGTACAAACCTATACTTGCAGAAGGCATGGCAATAAGAGTCGTACCTTCAAAAGTTGGAAGGGTTACATTGCTCACTGTACCCAATATAAGGAGAATCTGGAATCAGAGCCTCCTGAAGAAGTACAGAAACTGGCACTGGAATATCCTTACTTCTGCTTTATTCACAACCGTGGTTTTTCCAGTTATAAGAGTGCGTGGAGACATCAACGCACTGAACTCGGCAAAGGTGGTAAGGCGCAACATCCTACTACGGAACAAATGAAAATTAACTAGCTTTCTGGAGGCTAACAAATGGCTTTTATATATGGACAAATTGGGGGTAATCCCGGTGACGAAAAAGCCACTGGAACAACCCAGTTGCATACTCTAGGTACAGGTATGAAAATCTATGACAAGGTGTTTTACTACGGGCAAGCTAATGGCGCAATAACTGCTGGCAAGATTTGCCAGAGTGCTGTTGGTATAGCCAACCATGATATGGACTTGGCTGTAAACACTGCTTCAGCAGGAGATAAGTCCCTTACTGTAACAGTAGGGGGAACCGCTGTTACTGAAGATCAGTACAAGGACGGCTCTGTCTATGTCAATGATGGAACTGGCGAAGGTCATGCTTACAAGATTCGCCAACATGATGCCATCGATAGTAGCGGATCAGGTACGATTAATCTCTATGATAGCGATCCTATAAAGGTCGCATTTGCTGCGGCAACTATCATAGGTCTTGTAAAGAATCAGTACCATGGCTTCATTGTCTATCCCACTACTGCAACAGGTCATGCTGTTGGGGTAACTGCAACGGATATTGCAGACGGTGCGTATGGATGGCTTCAAACCTGGGGTCCAGCAGCCGTTCTTTGCGATGTTGCTTTTGTTATAGGTAATCATGTCCGTGTATCAGACGGTACAGCAGGTTCAGGCGAACCTCTCGATAGAGATGGAACGCATGAGAATGAAGAGAGTATCGGTGTAGCATCACTGATTGCTCCTGTCACGACTGATTACGGTGTTGTTGACCTTAGAATCAGACCGTAATATGGGTAGCTCAGAGGGGAGCTACCGTAGTTCCCCTCCACTCCCATTGGAGGCGATATGCCAGCAAAGATAAGAAAGACAAAGGGTGGCTATGGTGTTAAGGCCAAGGGTGGCAAGATGACTCGCCATGCTACGGCAGCGTCTGCTGCAAAGAAAAAGAAAGAACTATATAGGGGTAAGAGTTAATGGGTCATCCAGTATGGATCAGCTTTTACCCCGAACATTCAACGCATGAACATATGGTTCTGCTGGATGATGGACTTGATCCCAGAAATCCGTTCAGATGGACGGGGGAAGAGATCGAGGACGCAGCAGGAGAACTAGCTGATTCCTTGTATAGATGCAATGATGTTCGTCATGGTGGTCACGGTCATAGACATACGACTCAGGACATCAAGAATGCCTACACTGCAGGTAGGAATCAGCTATACGCTATAGACTATTCTAGTGAGTGGCAGGAAATAAAAAGAAAGATAGCCAGGTGGCATCGCTGGAAAGGGCCAGTACCAGAAATGGTAGTAGTTCCTGACGAGCATGATTCCAAGATATGGAATGTAATGATCCCTGATGAGGATGGTACTCCTGTCATGTATAAGGGGAACCAGGATGCTCTCAAGGATATAATGCCAAGACCTGAAGAAGTCGGTGCTGTTCCAAACCCTAATGGCCCCGGCTGGACGTTCAAAAGACGTAGAAGGCCAAGGCAATTTAACTAGGGGGATATAAATAATGGGTCAAGTAAGTACAACGATTCTGACCTCAGATGGTCAAATCAAGGCAACTGGTGGAACATTGGTATGGCTTACTATCAGTGCGGTAGCTACAGGTGGTGCTGTTCAGATTAATAATAGCACCGATGATAGTGGTACTGATGTAATGGGCTTTGTGGTTCCAGCTAATTCCATGACTCACATATATCTGGGAATGCCAGATCAGGGTGGCCTGTATTGTAAGACAGGTATCTATTGTGATATTCCTGGATCAAATATAACTGTATCGGCTGGATATGTGTAATGCCTAGTACAACGTGGCAAAATCTAAGAAGAGGATTTGCGGCGTATCTAGGTTATTCAGAGTTAGTAGGTAAAGATGGTAGTGCATGGACTACCACTACTAATATTGGATCAGGAACTGCCGTTATATCAACAGAGCTACGCGACTATGGTATGGATGATTACATGGGCGCAGGATCTGGTGATGATAGTATCCAGAATTACTGGGTGCAGATATTAGGCAGTAACAATGCTAACGTAGTACGCCGTGTAAGATTATATGATGCGTCCACAGGACAGATTACAGTAACAGGAACTGATCTGTCTGCTGAATCTGGCTCTATGGATTTTGAAGTTCATAGACATTCACCTAGCTTGATTAATAATCTCATCAATGAAGCTCGGTTGATGGCTCGTGATGTATTGTATGCTCCCATACAACGGACTGTACCTACGTCCCAGGGTATTACAAGATATGAGATACCAAGTAATATCTTTGAAAAACCTACTGCTATTTATCTTGATAATGGATTGCAGTCTGATTACGCCAATAACATACTGACTGATGGAGCTTTTGAGACGTGGACTAACTCCACTACATTAACCAATTGGTCTGGAACCAACCTTGATGTAACACAGGAACAGGAGACTACTACTCCCAAGAACTATGCAGTATTTCGGGACACGTATTCTGCCAGGTGTACATCTCAGGGAAGCAGTACAGGAACCCTACTACAGACAATATCAAGTCCGAGTACCTATTCTGGTCAACGGATTGGTATATCTATATGGGTGTATTCCCTGACTGCCAGTATTATCTCAACCCAGATCACCATTAATGGGACAATCAATCTGGGTGCAGCAACAGAAGGTGGACTTCATAGGGGAACAGGATGGGAACGTCTTACTCATTATGAAGATGCTACAGTTACACTGAGCAGTCTGACTCTCGGACTATCAGTAGTTTCATCGGCTACAGATAACACAGAGTTCTATGTTGATGAAGCTATAGTTACAGTTGGTCCTATCCAGGAAGCAGAGATTGGTGGTCAAGTCCTGCGTAACTGGACATATGTTCCATTATTTGAAGATACCAGTAGAAGAAGTTACATAGATTTCCCGTATCTACTGCCTGACAATCATGTATTACGGATATCAGGTAAAGCTGAATTATCATCAGTATCGGCTGAGACAGACACGATGGAGATTACATCTCCTCAGACCCAGTTACTGTATTCATTTGCGGCTGTAGAGTTATATGAACGTATGCTGCAAAGCTCTCCAGATATGGATGAGCAGTATATGCGTAGAAGGTTAACCCAGTTACGCAACCAGAAAGCCGAATTGATAGAGTCTCATGGAACACCTGTATCACCGAGGGCATTGAAGATACCAGATGGAGGTCTCTAAATGCCATCATCAGTAGGATATCGTCATCTTACTCTTAAAAAATATGTTGATGACACATTTGAGACAGCAGTTCGTCTTTTACAGGATGAAAATGGATATTTGCTTTATGGATGGGGGTTGGCAGAACCTCCAGCTCCTAAAGTAATAGAGTCCGATGTTAACTATAGTGCATATAGAAATGACCAGATGTTAACGGCTAGTCAAAGAGACTTTAGTGGTGGGGCATTACAGACTTATCACGATGAACTACTTCCCATACGTTATGCCCTTTCTGATGGAATACACACACAAACTCCTAATGAGATATCCCTTGGTTCTGCTGTACGTGAGAGAACCTATGGTACACGTAACGGCGCGTGTCAGCTAAAAGCTACGACCAACTGGAGTACCAGTGGTGTAACCCTGACTGCTGTTACTACATCTCCCCATACAGGTGAGTATCATTTCCAGGGAGCAGATTGGAGTACCAATGACTACTGTGAGTTGTCCCTAGTACAGACTGAGCAGCCAGCAGCACGGCTACAGAGTGTACTGATTAACGTCACTGCACGGGTAAAGAATGCCAGTGATGCTACTGGAACGATGCGGATTCAGATAGTGGAAAGCGGTGGTTCATCCACTCCTACTACCAGTGGCAGTACAACAGCCCTGACTACCAGCTACCAGACATTAAGTGCATCAGTAACACTGCAGAGTGATAGCACTGGAGTAGTGATCCGGTTACAAATGGTAGCAGATGGTGGCTCAGATAGAACTGTGTACTTTGATTCAGTACAGATGGTAGCAGGTTCATCAGGAGATAGTTCACCAAATACGAATAATGCCCAGATGAAACAGTTAGGAACCAATCTACTCTGTGTGACAGACAGAAGTATCTGGAAAGAAGATACTACTGGAAATTACTGGTGCTTACAGAAAGCATTCGGTGCTGAGATTACAGGAGTTGAGACATTTGCCAACCGTGTATTCGTAGCATTTGGAGCCAGTACCGCGTATCAATACAGTGATGCTGGTGATCCTGCCACATGGAATACTGCATCTGGTGGAAGTACCTACCAGCCAAGGGCAGTTATATTCACCCAGGGATTGAATGCTTCTGGTGTATACGGAATGTACAAGACCATTGATGACAAGGCTGTATACGTTGGTACTGATCCTACAGATGTTACTACATGGGGTAGTGCGGTTACTGTAGGTAGTGATGACTTTGCAATTAACCAGTTGTATACACTGGATGGAGCAGTAGGTGTTGGTAAGGAAGATGGGCTATATAGATATATGGCTCCTACCAATAACCAGTTCCAGAACGCATACCCTGGTGGAAACCATATGCCATCCCCTGAGAACTTCAGCCGTGGCATTATGTTCAATGGGTATTTCTATACGATTCTTGGTGAAACTGGATTGGCTGGATACAAGTTCTCCAGCAATGATGGACATACGTGGGTAGAGATGGATCATGTTATCCGCTCTCCCGGCTTTAGTGAATTTGGTAACAGGGTCAGGGCATTTGGAACCGATGGTCACTGGCTGTATATGCTGGTAGAGGATCTGAATGCAGACAGCCTGACAAAGAAATGCTGGTTATTTGCCCTTGAGATAAGGGAAGAAGGCCCAATAGTTCATACCATATGCTCACTGGTTATGTCTGATGGTCTGGATATATTTGTACATAAGCCAAGCGGAGCAACCAATAGATTCATATATATATCTGGGGATATCAATGATGAAGCATACTCTTATTGTATACAGGTTCCTAATAGAACAGATGAACCAAGACTCGGAACGAATGTAGACCTTGCCCTTACTGGATATATTATTACTCCATACATGGACTGGACCCGTCCTAATATACGCAAGTCTATGGACCGTCTGTTTGCAGTATCTGAGAACCTTACTGCAAGCAAGAAGATAGATGTATCGTACCAGTTGGATAATGATACGACATTTACCAATGTCCACAGTACGGCCTATACCTTTACCAGCAGTCCGATTCAGTCAATGGCATTTGACGCTGGAATAGTTGGTCGCAGGTTACGATTCAAATTTACTATGTCTACGGATGATGCTACGGCAAGTCCGGTATTAAAGACCTATACACTGGAGTCAGCCTGGAGGCCACCACGATTACGCAAGTGGACATTTGTAATTGCTATTGAAGAAGGGAATCGGCATGGATCTATGGTTTCAATGGCTATGCCTTCTGCCAAATTAATGCAGAATATGAATATATTATCAAAAGAAGGTTCACCTATTAGGTTTACTGATCTTGATGGAGTCACATGGACAGGGCATATAATAGAAATGTCAGAAGTCCAGGTAAAAGGTAGTACCAGAGAAGGTACTGACTCTTATGTAAGAGGATTACAAGTTGTAATATTACAGTCCAACGCACAGACAGCTCTACCGTGGGGCCAAATATGGTGGGGTCAATTTCACTGGGGGTAATGATATATGCCTACAAGTTCAGTTGTATCACAGGGCGATCTCGCAGTTGCAGATCATATTAATAACATCAGGACAGATGTACTGTCCACGCATACGCATGACGGTACGGATGGTAACGCGACAATAGAAGCAACCAGCTTTACTGGGACTGCTACCTATACTGGAGCAAGCCTTACCTTTGGTGATGAGGACTTACTCAGGTGGGGAACCAATGCAGATATTGTCAGCCTTAACCGCAGTACGGCACTGAGTGCTGATACTGAACTGACTGGCATCATAGAAGGAACCTCAGATCATCCGGGTGTAGCGGCTAACTCCCTGATAATATCCAATATCACTGATGACGGCGATATCATGTTTGTCGTATCGGATGGTGGCAACTCCAAGGGACTGCTGAAACTAGACGGGGCAAACGGCAAGGTTACTATTCACGGTGGCGATCTGGAAGTAGCGGAAGCCCTTACAGTAACTGGAGCTACGACACTCAATGGCAATGTAACCCTTGGTGATGCAGCATCAGATGTTATTACAGTGAATGGAACACTTGCCGGTGCGAGTGCTTTGGTATTTGAAGGAGCTACAGCAGATGGATATGAAACTACTTTAGCTTACACTGATCCCACCGCAGACCGAACAATCACATTCCCTAATCTTAGCGGTACTGTTGTTCTTGGTGGAGTAGATAATGGTGCGCTTGCCATTACTACAACTGGCTTGGTAACTGCCGGGTCTTTAGATATTGATAACGTCTTGATTAACGGTACGACCATAGGGCATACAGATGATACAGACTTAATTACAGTAGCTAATGGTGCATTAACCATTGCTGGAACAATAGGCTCTGGAGCAATTACTTCAACTGGAATAGTAACAGGGACAGGATTTACTGCTGGCAGTGCTGTTCTTGCAGAGGCTGAATTAGAACTATTGGATGGTTTAACTGCTGGTACAGCTATTGCTTCTAAGGTAGTTACTACTGATGCAAACATAGATACATCAGGGCAAAGAAACCTGACGATTACAGGAGAACTGGATGCAGCTACACTAGACATATCAGGGAACGCAGACATAGCTGGTGACTTAACATTATCTGCTGGAACAGATGGGGCATTAAGATTCAGTGCAGCCAGTTCAATAAAGATACTGGATAACTCAGGCACTTCCCTTGTCATAGAAGAAGCAGACACTGCTTATATGACATTCGTTACCACTGACAGTTCTGAAGCAGTAAGCATAGCCAAGACGCTGACTCTTGGGACAGTAGCTGCTGCTGGTACAGATACAGACAAGTTCCTGGTGCTGGATAGCTCAGGTAATGTGGACTACAGAACAGGAACGGAGGTTTTATCTGATATTGGCGGCGGTACAGGATCAGGGGATATTACAGGGGTGACTGCTGGTGTTGGACTATCAGGCGGTGGCTCTTCTGGAGGAGTTACCTTAACACTGGATTTGTCTGAACTAAGTACAGTGACTCCTGCTGATGGAGATTTCTTTTCAACCTTAGATTCTGATGGAGCTAATGAACAAAAGACTACCACTACTGCACTGGCTACCTTGTTTGCAGGGACAGGACTTACAGCATCTAGTTCTGTTATAGGCGTGGACGCTGCCCAGACACAGATAACCTCACTGGGTTCCCAAGCAGCAGCCTTTACAGTAGGAGTAGATGATACTGGGTACGATGTTACGTTCTTTGGGGATACAGCCAGTAGATATTGGCTGTGGGATACGTCTGCTGACGGTGTTGTGCAAAGAGGAACACTTACTGTAGGTGTAGATGATACAGGACATGATGTTAAATTCTTTGGCGCATCTGCTGGTGCATACATGGAATGGGATGAATCATTAAACTTACTAGAGCTACGAGGAGCAACAGCAGCAGGGCCGGGACATCTAAAACTAACTACAGGGGAAGCAACTGTTGTAGCTAGTGATGTACTAGGCAAGATAGAATTCCAAGCTCCAGCAGAAACTGGAACTGATGCTCTTACCGTAGCTGCCAGTATCCAAGCTGTTGCTCAAGACACATTTAGCGCAACAGTAAATGCTACAGACCTAATATTCTATACAGGCCATTCAGAGGCAGCAGCTGAGAAATTTAGGTTTACCTCTCAGGGTGAACTTGGTGTTGGCGGTGCTAACTACGGAACTGATGGGCAGGTACTGACTTCAACCGGGGCAGGAACTGCTCCAGCATGGGAAGATGCTGGGGGTGGGCTTGAGGCGAACGATATCATAGTATTAACAGAAGTAATGATGTATTCATAAGGAGGATTAGTTATGGCACGAGGGGATTTTGTCGGGGATATTGTAAGCGTTGCTCAGGGTGCGTACTCTGATATATCAATAGCAAGTGGGGACGAGGTTGTCATTAAGGCTTGGGGGTCTGATTCGGCCTCAGCATATTATAGGCTCCATGTCAGTGATGGAACTAACAGACCTAGAATTGGGACTGCTGATAAGACGATGGCGGTATATAACGGACAGACTGGATTGACGTTACCTGTAGATCAAACGAATATGTTATCTTTTTATAATGGTCACCCATCATCAGATATATATTTTTATTATGCTGGTTACAAAACTAAGGAATAACGGGGGGATAATATGGCTAGGTCAAGTTCAGATATCGATGCAATTATTGCCGGGTTAAAAGCTAACAGGGATACCAGAGATGCGGCTATTGAAACAGCCGCCGCCGCACTGGATGGTTCTAATGATGTAAATGCGGCAAAACTGCGTAGCTTAAACCATACGAAAGAGAAAGATATTGATCAGACTATTTGCGTACATGACAGAGTTAAGCTAGGCCCGAATGGAAATTATCTATTTATGTACCACACCCGGTACGACTTTGCTGATGTAACTCACGGTGATGGAGAAACTGATAAAGGTCTACGAACATTATTAGTTGATGAGTCATTCTCAGTAACTGGCGCAACTACAGTTGAAAACCTGTAGTGAGCAAGCATCTGCAATTAGTTTCCACTATAGTCCCACTGCTTATAGTAGCCGTGGGTCTAGTATCATGGGTGTTCACCTTGAGAGCGGATATAACTACGTCTCAGGTACAGATCTCTGAACTCAAGAATGAGCTACCTACAGTAAATGAATCGCTCACGGAAACTCAGATAGAAATCAATAAGCTGAGTAACCAGATAGCTGAGTTGATTGAAGAGGTCAACAATAATTCTCCGAGCATTGAAAAACTAAAGAGAGACTTAGCTGTGGCGAATGACCAGATGAACACAATTATGAGCGACCACAACGGATTTGGTGATGCTCTCAAAGAGCTAGGGAAAGCAGGAGCACTACCTTCAGGAGAGCGTAGGGACTATGGTGGATACGGCTACTAATGCCGCTATTAGGTGTAGAGAGAAAGCGTATGGGTAAGTTTCGACCGCAGATATTCTTGGCAATCGGCGCACTGGCTGGCCTAGCAGGGTATGCAGTGTACGCTTCTATACCAGAGGTAGCTACTGCTACCATAGGTGGGATCATAGCTTTGGGTATGAAGGTACTTGAGGGCGAGTGATGAACTGGATCAAGAAACTCTTTCGCAGGAAACCACCAAAGGATCAGGGGACTGTAGTGTACAGGGAACCTGACGGATTAGGCAGGACACTGGAGATTAAGATTTACTAATGGCTAGCGAACAGCCAGACATACAGGAACGGTTACTGGAACAGGCACGAGAGATCGAGAGGCTAAAAGCCAAGACCTCTACGACTCTGTCGGGGACAGAATTTCTAACAATCATTTTCGTTTTCCCGATGGTGATGGCTTTCGTTGTTTTGGGCATCATCATAGTGTATAAAACGACCTCAAATCCTTCTGAAGTGGGGCCAGAATTAGACATCGTGCTTGTGGCTTTTTCAATCTTCTCGGCTCCAATCACAGCATTCGTAGCAACACTTGCTCAAAGACTAATGGCCGATGTAAAAGGTAAAAACGAAGGGGGTGATTAAATGCTTTCTGTAACTGAATGGATACGAAACCTGGCAGCGTGGATAACTAATTCCACAGGATCTCCAGAGGAGGTTTCTGTTTGGGCTTCAATGCTGATAATTGCAATAGCAGGAGCAGGTATCAGCGTTGGCGTATCGACATTGCTTTGGCGATACAAAGCCCTGATACTGCGAAATAAAGAGATACAATTTGCGAAAATTATTGTGCCTTACATTCCAAGAATAGGGTTCCTGTCTGCACTACGGATTCCTATTCCCAAGTTTCGCTTCAACCTTAGTGGGTGGCGTGGGTTGGCTACTAGCACCGGAATAGTAGGGATTGGATTTGCGGCTGCACTCACTACGGTAATTGCGTCCACTGACACAACTCCGATATTTCCAGAGGCAGGAGCATCCTATAAACTACCGTATACTTTCGGAGTCCCCCTTGAGCCAGACATCGTGACTCCCGAACAGGCAAGCCAGACCTTACAGCTTAACCTTGGTGATACAAGTAGGCTCGATAAGCTGCTCTTTGAGAATATGTCTCTAGGCAAATCGGGTCTGGATAACTGTATCGACATTACGTATGCAACTACTGCTGTTTCTACGACTGCCTTCTTGAACACGGATAAGCTAACGCTAACCAATGTGTCAGCACCGACATTTTTAACTACAGGCTCGGAAATATCCACGCTCACATTAGCTGGAAAAGTAGACGGTCATACGTATGGGCCTACGCAGAGTTCAACTATCTCTGATATCACCGTGCAGTCCGATAGAGGGGCTGGAACCTTCACTGCCAAGGACTCCAAGGTGGATAGGATCGTAATCAGTTTAGCTGGATCAACTGGCCCGATTGTGGGTGAGGTTGAGTTCAAGAATGTCCACTGTTCTATCGGGAAAGTGTCACTATCAAATATCAAAGCTGGTGAGCTAATTCAAGATGCTACCTCTAAATTTGGGGATGGCACGGGTATTAACTCAGCCTCATATGTCGTGGACGATTCAGTGTCAATTATGAGTGGGACATCCAATCTGGTGGATACACCGATAACGGTGAAATAAGGAGATGGTATGTTAAATTTACTACTACAGGTAATTAAGAATCCACAAGGGATTAAGGATGCTATGGTTATACTCCAGCGTAATCCTGAGATCATTGCCAATGCTATCCAGTTGATAGACACAGTCCAGGAGACTAGCAAGGATGGCAAGTTCACAAGGAATGAACACAACCAGTTGACCAAGGACTTCTGGAAATTTGTTAAGAGTTGCAATGGTAATGCCTGACGATTACGGGGCATTCAAACAACTGTCAGCTATCAAGGATCTACAGATCAGCGTGGACAGGCTCAAGACTAATGACCTTGCTCACATTAACACCAGGTTGAACCTGATGGATATAAAGCTGGCTACTATGAGTAGCAACCTGTCATGGTTAACCAAGCTGGCTGGCATACTGACTGCTGCTATCGTAACTGGTATAGTGGGTGTCATACTACGATACATGGAGATTATATGACACCACCAGAAACAACACTGGCTGATGCACTGTCTGCACTGTTCCAACAGTTGCCACTGACTGATGCACTGACTCCACTGGCACAGGCCAAGCTGGAGATCATACTGCTGAAGTCAGAGGTTAATGCCTTACGGTCAGCATTGGATGCGGAGTCTGAAGTATCTGACAATGGGCATATAGAAGAAGAAGTACCGGTAGAAGTAGAGTAGCGTTCAACGCGGTGGTACGTTGGACGATCTCCTTGTTGGTGGGGTAGAAGGGTTGGTCCTCTCTTCTACTCCACCGTAATCAGAGTTCCCGGTTTACGTGGTCTGCTCTCCCACTTATAAACCGGGACTCCTATTGCCATGAGGTTATCGTCAGCTATCACTCCAGCCCTCACCAGTCCATCAAGCATGGGCTTGGCTGAGGTAATCAGGTTGTCAGCGTCACGGTTTCGCTTGTCTGGTATATAGAATGTGAAGGTTACAACAGCCGTGTCCAGTGGCTGGACATCCTTTCTGAAACCAGACTCCAGCAGGGTAATCAGGATATCATCATAGACCTGATCCTTAACCCTGTGGAGTGCGGTCCAGTGTACCCTTGAGTTGCGACTGAACTCCTTTGGTGGTAGGTATGGTAGTTCTATGCTAATAGTCATACTGGCTCTTATATGATGCTTCAAACTCTTCCCATGTAGCGTGGGCATCAATACGAGTAACCACCCATCTTTGGAATCTTTTGAGTCTTTTGTTTTCGTTGTTGTAAACCATCGGATATGGAAGGCATCCAGCATCCTTTAATTTTTGATATCGGTATAGGATTTCTTCCATTGTTTCCCCTGGCTTATAACCAATTAACATATAAACCATTATATGATTCGGGTTGATACCTGCGTTGGTTAACTGGTTGAAACCCTTGAAGAATATATCTTCCTGCCCCACGTTGTCCCATGCTGTATAGAGTCTTTTGTTTTTGAAACGTGCGTCATAATATTCCACTTCTGATAAAACCTTTGCGCTTTCATCATTGATTAACCTGACGTTTATGCCTTGATTAAAATTTACTTTGAAATTACCTTCCTTTATTTCCTCAATCCTGGCTTCCCATTGATCTTTTGCTTGACCGAAAAAGTCGTTGTCCAGTAAACAGATATTACGTTCAGTGCCAGGTCTCCAGATATCCCAGATCGAATTAACGCTTCTTGGTCTACCCTCTTTTTTGGGCACTACACAAAAGCCACAATTCAACCGGCATCCACGTTGCGAAAAACCAATACTCCATTCGTACTCCGGGTATATCGAATAGTTGTAATGCTCGTACTCGTCCACTTCCAGCAGTCCTTCAACTGTGTGGGTTTCGTTTGTACCAGTACCGCCAACAACCGCATCGGGGAAGGCGTTCAGCAAATCCTTAACAACACGTTTGGATGACCATTGAAATACTGCTGATCCATACACCTTGTCGTATTGCGGTTCAAACATATCAGGCGATGGTGTTCTGGCTAGAGTAACATTGTCACCCTGTTCCTTGTGCCAGTGCGCCAGTTTCATCAACGCAAGGTTTGGTAGTTTACCGTCAATATGTGTTAGTCTGACTTCCATTAAAACTCCTTTGGTGGTAGGTATGGTAGTTCTATGCTAATCATCCGTAGCTTCTACCATCGTGGTAAATTTCTTCCATAACTGGTGCAGATGGTAACGGTTCTTTCTGATGGCCTTGGCTTCGATAGCACTGACTCTGCCACCCGTTATTCCACCCAATTCAACGCCGATTTCCTTTTGTGTGTGTGGTTTGGGTTTCCTTTTTCTTCGGTGGGTGTCCTGGTGTAATATATCGTTAACCGTAACCGGACGCCAGTGAAAATCTTCGTCTGGGGGTACGGATATTGATGTGGTCACGGTCCTGACCACTGGCTGAGGCTGGATGTATTGACCTGTCGGATCAATCAATCCACTTTCAACTTCCATGTCTTGGTGCATCGCCCTTCTTTCCTCGGCGGTGGGGATTTTAAAGAAGCTGGTTTCGTTCCCGGTCATAAACTGAGTCCAAGTATTCCAGGTAGAGGTCGGTATAAGCTCCCAGCATTTTTTACATTCTCGGTTGCTGCAATAATCCCACCCATATCTTAAAAGCAACACCTGTCTTTCCCGGTCGTTTAACCCGGGCGAATAATGCTTTGCCATGAATTGTGTTTTCATTGCCCACTGGGACAAATCCAGTAATTGATTTCTTGTTAAAGTTTCCATTTAATCCTTCTCCTCACTCCAATAACTCATAACTATCTCCCTACTAATCATCAGCCCTTATATCTTTTACAACTAAGGTTCTCTTGCCATCTGAATCCTCTTCCATTTCAAGTGAAAAACTGTCTGCTATTTCTACCATTCTGGCAAATTTGTTCGTTAGTGTAACCATATGGGATTTTATCTTTCGTACGGCCTTAGCCTCTATCTGGCCGACTCTCTTGTCCTGTAGTCCCAATGCTATACCTACTTCTTTCTGTGTATGCTGTACGCGCCAGTTTGGTCTAGGAGCAAGAATGTATCTATCAATTTCCTCAAATTTGTAAGGAGTAACTCGCATGTTCTCTGAAGTCCCATCTTTCCTATATATGGTCATTGCGTACAATCTATCATTGCCCTTATTCCACCTACTAATCATCCAATTTTTATTATCTAGAATTTTATTGATCTCTTCATCCGACCGTCTTATATAGCATTTAGGGCATTGTAGGGCTTCAGGCCCGGCATGAATGCTGCAACGAGATCGTCCGTATCTCAAATCCATAACTCTCTTTTCTCGGTCAGTCAGGGTAGAAGGGTAGTGTCCGGTCATTAGTGAGGTTTTAGCCCACCAATCCCACATACTTTCTATTTCTTCTGTGGTTAGTAATTCTTCCATAATCTCTCCTTGTATCTCCCTTTTATAGCTTGAATCCGTGCTTACGTTTGTCTATGGCACATTTACGGCACATGAATGTGGATGAGACTCCGAGCTTCCTGATAGCCCACCGCTCCTCACCGCATCCGTACTGCTTTCCGTAGTCATCTTCTCCAGCACATTTGACCCTGATATGAGGAGTGCTACGGAGTCCTAGTGCCCTTGATTCGCCTGATGTTAGTCTGTCTCCTGGACTATACATGGTACTACTCCTAAAAATACTGGTATACAGCGAGGCACAATGCCATTCCCCAGGGCTTTCAAACGCTTCACCCTGTTGGTTCTCTCAGTTGTAACCCTTGGGATATCTCGTTCAGTGTCCCACCAGGTGCCAGAGGTAATGTCAGTTATCCATTCTTCCCATGCGCCCTCTGGTAAAGGCTCTGGAGAACTCCAGCCTATGGGTACTCCCATCAGCCATTCCACCCAATCAGGATTTAGTGCTGCGGTGGGCTGGTTCTGTCCTTCATGGATCGTTCTGCCAAGCAGTCCGTTCTCAGGCACGTTGCTACAGGATTCAGCAGTACCGTCTTTATGATCCCTTGCCGTTGGCGTGGGCCATAATTCACCACGATTCCTCAAGCCTTCGGCAATCTGCACTTCTTCGTTGAGAATTTTGCCACCTTTGCCGTTTGGACGGCTTCCGGGGTTCCCGGCTTTAGGCGTGGGCCATAACCCACCATCGTTTGCGGAGATGGGGTGCGCCTGAGTCGGAAGCTGATACAGTTGTCCAGACACAATCATACCCGAGTTCGGAAAGCTCTCCGAGTACAACGCCCCCATATGCTGGCCGTCCATCGTCAGGTCGAACAGAGATCCCTGGTACGTTCTCCAGCATGCAAATGGACGGTCGTATCTCATCAATAATTCGCCTCGTTTGAGGCCAGAGATTGCGCTCATCGGACTCTCCCTGTCGGTGTCCTGCGACTGAATGTGGCTGGCACGGGAACCCGGCAGTGATGATGTCCACTTTTCCAGCAAAGAGTGATCCGGGCAAATCGTTGATATCAGGCCAGATGGGAGCGTCATCGAGGTATCCTTCTTTGATTCTGGCTCTGAGTATCTCTTGTGCGTAAGGTTCGTTCTCACAATAAAGTACCGTCCTTATGGGCATTCCTGCCATCTTTAGTCCTAGTCCAAATCCTTCATAGCCTGTAAACAGGCTTACATGATTCATAGCTCCTTGGGTTGGCATGATTCCACTCCTAGTAAAAGTTCATTTCCTAGAAACTGCTCCCGGTTTCCACTAACTTCCACAAACTCTTTAAGCCACCGCCACACAGTACGGACAGTGACCTTATGATCTGTGGCTATTATCTTTACCATTACGGATTTACTTTCCTCGGGACAACGGGCAAGGCCATGTATGTCAGGATAAACCCTGAGTCTTTTTAATGCCCTACCCCTAGATCCACCCTGGTTGTAGTCGAGAACACACATGGGAAGGGGACAGGTAAAGCAGTTGTTATGCTGGAACATAACATCATCCTTCCCATTGCGTACACGGCAACCGTTTTCAAATACAGTATGTTTGTATGCAACGCTCATATTAATCTTTCTTTGCCCTATAGTCTGGCACGTTGTTGATAATCAACACTTCTGAATCCGACAGATGCTGATTTGAACTGAACAACCGTGACGCGACACGACTGCCAAACCTGTTCTCTACCTCACCCTTTACCTCATTGCTGGATAATATGGTGCGGAGATTGTTCTTGATACGGTACTCCAGGATCATCGTCAGTCTTTCCTGTACAAAGTCCGTGCCATTCTCTGTCCCTAGATCATCAATAGCCAGAAGCCACTTGGTTGAGTACCACTGCATCCAATCAGCCATAGAGTATGTGTTGTCACTATTGCTGTATACACTTCTCAGGTTGTCCATAATGCTGGATGACAATTCATACCGGGCTGACTTGCCAAGATCAAGAGCCTGTCTACAGGCTGCTTCCAACAGATGGGACTTGCCTACCCCAACCGGGCCTACCAGTGTCAAAACAAAGTGGTCGGGGTTCTCTGTCAATCTGAGAGCCTTCTCGTAGGCTTCCTGTAAAACTGGATACCCCCTGTTATCAAAGTTACTGAAGGTATTGATGGCTCCCCCGTCACGCTGTAGACCAGACTGCATCCACCGCCGTTCAATTTCAAACTCCCTGGTTTGCTTGCATGAACATTCCACTCCGAGTACGACCGCGTGATTACCCCCGGCTCTGGCTACCCTTTCACCTAAAATCTCCTTCACCTTGGGATGAGTGCCGTCATACTTACGGCAGTCAGTGCATTGTGCTTCTTCTGGCATAGGCTCTCCCATTGCACCCTGTACTGCCTTCCTGATCCTGTCCATCTTTTCTTCCTGGGTTTCCCCTTCACTCCCCTTGGCTAGTTCCTGGGAAGCTACCCTGACTATTGGCCCTACATCATCATCTGTCATATCCTATCTCCCTAAATCTGTTTTTGCCTGTGTGTACTTATCCTGGTTTGAGTGGCTTGCGTTTCCAGTGGGTGGCTTTGGTTGCCACTCTCTATCAGCACGAGATATCCAATTTCTAAAAGCTGACTGAAGATCTTTCCATTTCTTACCTTTGTCCCCTGTCTTACCGTGTCCAATAAACTCATTAGCTAAAGTAAGAACATTCTTTTCCTGTCCCGTTGCCCTCAGTATAGATTCTTTCTTATCCAGTACAGCCTTCTCAGTCACGGCTATATAATCTTTAAGAGCAGGTCCAGTAGGTGGATCAATCCATCTAGGTTCGGTCTGCAAAAGTTTATACCAATCAGGTAACTCTAAGTCATCGTTGGTATCTATGGGTACTACGTTGTTTACTACGTTGTCTACTACGTCTACATTGTTTACTATGTTTTCTTTGTTTACTATGTTTATATTAGTATACTGGTTCAAGGGGTCCAGCTCATGGACCCCCCCGTCCAGTTCATGGACACCATCCATGTTCAAGTAGTAGTAGTTAGTTGTCTGCGATCCGTTCTCCCTGTAGCTGGTGTCCTTGGTTATAATTCCTTCTGCTTCCAGTTCCTTGAGGTACTGGTATACAGTAGATCTTTTCATCCCTGACATTTTCAGTAGGGTAGCGACACTTGGATTGCACTGTCCTGTTTCCTGGTTGTGGAAATCAGCAAGACATACAAGCATCCATTTCTGCAACGGATTAGTAACGTCTGCCTCATGTATTGCCCAGTTCAAAGCCTTGATGCTCATTGACTCTCCTTCAAGCGGTATGGTAGTGTAAGTGAGTTAGGCTCATAACTATGAACCTATCTCCTTTTGGACTGCTTGGTCGCCTAACCGAGCAGTCTTTTTTTATCCTTATTTAATTCTTCTGCGTGTTGGGTGTAGTGATCCGGGTCTTGTTTTGGCACTTCCATGTTGCATATATTGCAGAACAATTTAATGGAACGGCCCTTACCCCTGGTTCTACGTGGTCGTTTCTCTGTCATTTCTTCAACTTGAATGTCAGGGTAGGATCGCCGGGGATTTTACTTGCTTCAAATATTCTTAGCGCATCCCTGCCGTACTGCTTGCAGACAGACTCCACTGTTGATGCGTTCCCCCACTCCATGTGCTGGACTACCTCTTTGCCACGGCCCTGGTCTACCAGTTGTTGTGCGGTCATCTCCTCTACTGGCCGGATCTTGGCAACATCATCTGGAAGTATTTCAACCACCTCGCTGTTGACCAGATTGTTCCATTGGAGCTTATCGTAGGTGTTGGTTTGGCCTAGCTTACACTCAAAGGTAGGGTCCGGTATAGAGGTTGCTCCTGTGAACTCGATGATACCTATGAGTTCTTGCTTCATCATGTCTGCCTTTTTGCGTAAGGCTTTGATCTCCTCTAGTGTATCGTGGTATTGCTGTAGCATTCTCCCTGTGTCTTGCATGGTCATTAGTTACTCTCTCCTGTCCTTTTTTGTATTATGTTTACGTAGCACTGCCCCTGATGGGTGGAGTGCCTTGAGCATAGCCAGCCTTTGCAGTAAGTGCATCTAATGAACGGAACTGGTGGTGTATCGAATACACCTGGTTCGTATGGTTTTGTACACCTGTGTATGCCAGTGCTATCAGCCCATGTCACTTCAGAGGTTACTGACGTGGCATCACCCTCACGGCATACCGCACATGAACGTGGAAATTCATACATATTGATTACTCCTTTTGCCATGATATCTCCTTGATTTAATATTTGAGACGCAATAAGTACCTTTTATTCTTCCGTTTTGTTATTTACAAAATCTTCTACTGCTTGCCTAGATATCAAGTACTTACGCCCTGCACGTTGGTGTCTGATCTTTCCGCTTCTAAGCAACTCCGCTACAGTTGTTTTTGAAAGTCCTAAAAGCTTTTGTACATCGAGTGGTTTTAATACATCCTCTTTAGTAAATGGCATGGTCATCTCCCTTTTATTATTTGCTAATCTGTGTATTCTTCTTGGTGTTGATACATCGGCAAGTGTCCAGCGTCAAAGGCATATATAAAGAAATCTACTGGCGTATTCTGGCATGGAATGTTTACTATCTCGTAGGTTTCTGCATCCTCAATGCTGATAGTCTCAGCAGATACTTCAATAATCATTTTATTAAAATTAGGGAACCCTCGCCGAATTGTATTAGCTATAGGGCAGCTATCCCCAGAACTTTGCTCCCCCACTAGCATCTGTGTCATCGGATTCCTGGGCGTGAATCTTTCTTTTAGATACTCTGTCATCTCCCCGTCAGCCCAAATGGGATCACGATGGCCTTCCCATGTGAAACCACGTAGCATCCCTAACTCGTCTATCTCTTGCTCATCGTAGGTTTCCCACTTAAAGAAATCTGTTAGCCAGCTTATAACATTCTGCGCGGCTAGTTCCTGGTCCTCTTTAGTAAATGGCATAACTATCTCCTCTTATCTCCTTTTTATTCTGCCTTGATTACCATATCGGCATCGCTAACTAGGTCGGACATATCGCCTTCCATGATCCAATCGCCAAAGTCTATAATTAATGTCCTTTGGGGTTCCATGCGTGTGGTATTTTTATAGGTTCCATCATATGGTTCATGTACCTGTGACCTTAGCCAACTTTGTACGGTGCTAACAAGGTAGTGCATATCAACCTCACCTGACTCAGCCTTATCTATCAGATCGTCAAGTCTGGAGTCCGGGTGACAGAAACCTTCTAAGCCACATTCAAAACTTTCACGGATGCCTTCAGCTAATGCCAGAGAAAATTCTTGGGGTGAAGTATCTGTCCCATCAATTCTATGGGGGATAAATGGTTGCATATAGTTCCAAAGAAACTCTTGCAAGTCCTCGTACATAAATGCTGATGCCAGATACTCTTGCATCTGCTGTTCGGTCATACTATCCCATCGGTCTGGCTTGGGTTCGTTGTCCTTGGTGTATGTCCAGTTATTCACTTTTGAAAATCTCCTGGCCCTATCGGTAAGTTGATTGTAATTATTAGCGAATCGCTATTTATCTCCTCTCGATATAGCACCTCACTTTCTTTGTAGTTTGCATATACTGCGTCAGCAATCATTTCATTGGGCCGAGAGTTAGGTTGATCATCTTCTAATGCTTTGCATATAGGACATGACTTAACGCTAACAGGGTGGATGTAATTATCATCGCACTCACAATCCCAAAATCTTTCATCAGTTACTACCATCTGTATCTCCTTTTTCTACGGGTACTGTAGTACCCTGGGAATCGTCTCCGTTGATCTCAGTCGCTTGTGGTATGTGGGTTATGTGGGTTATTGCCTGGAAGTGGAACCAAGCCCTGTCGATATAGCGATCTGGATCATCTAGGTAGGCCAGTTCTCCCAATGCCAGGTTGTAACCTTGGGCGTATCCTATTTGCAGTTGGGTGTTCCACTCCTTGATGATCTCTCGCAAATGCGTTGGCATATCTACTGGTGCGCCGGGTCCGAATGGATACGGCTTGATCTCTGGCTCTGGATCTGGCTTTGTCGGGTACACTTGGTCCAGAATTTCTGATATATCCTTTTGTTCTCCCTTGGTTATTGTTGGAGTAGTGTCAGGGACTGGTGGTGTTATCGGTGGTGTATCTTGTCCAAATGTATTTTGGCTATCGTAGAATTTACCATCTTCAGCGATGGCTACGGAGAGTAGGTCAATGAAACCCTTGGCATTTTTCATTGATTGAGTGGTGACGTGGATATCTGTCCTGTATCCGCTTTGTTCTGGATCGTAGAGTAAGGCTACAACAGTCTCGTAGAGCGGTTGCATAAACTGCGGAATCCCAAAGGTAACGGGATGTTGCGCTGAACTAAACGGGAGCACCGACAGTACAATCTTTGGCGTGCCGTTTGCAATCGTTGTGTCCTCAACAGCGACCAGTTTGCCTGTCAGTGTCCTTACGCTTGTTGTGGTAGTGGTCATTACTTCTTCTCCTCTTTATGTTCCTCTAATGTACAGCCTTGCCACCATTTTCGATGTATCAGGTCATCCATAGACACATTTAATGGCATACCTAAATTGTCCCAGTGGCTATCATCATGTTCGCGTTCTTGTTCTCCCTCGTGGCAAGCACAATCTGCTCCGGTGCAGAAATCTGGGTGCGTTTGCGACCAATAGTATTGATCGCACGTTGCGCAGTCATTGAAGGTGTCGATGCAGTCCTGTTCTCCATCTGTTGCGTAACAGTGGCGAGCCTGACATACGGTACACTTATTGTCATAGTCAGGCTCCAACCAGACTAGGTGGGGGGTATGTATTTTGCACTGCCAACAGTACCCGTCTAAAGTTATGGTTTCTATAGTAGTAGTGGTCATTACTTCTTCTCCTCTTTATGTTCCTGTACCTGGATTTGTGGTTCGTCCACCCTCTTACGTGCCTTTATCATTATCACCTCCACGCGTGGATCTATGAGCACGGTCTGCTTGACAAGGCCAAGCTCCAGGATTCTCCTGTCTACCTGTTGCCGATTCATGCCGAGCCTTTCGGCGATATCAACAACGCCTAACTGTTCGTTGGTCAATTCTCTGAACTTGTCTGACAGGCTACAGCCTAATCTTTTTTCTATCTCCGCATTAGTCTCCAGTCTTGGTCTGAGGTATGCCTTTTCTTTTGCATTTTGCATTATTAGTCTTGCTCCTTCTCTGGGTATTTGATTGCGTCTAGTCGCGCCATTGATCCCATAGTCTCGCCAGCGTGGAATATTAGCTTCCCGATCTCGTCAGACTGTTGCCTGTAATGATGCTGTAGCCTGTCCAGCCGTGCTATGTGGTTGTCTAGTCTACCTAGTCGATTTTTGGCCTGTGATACTGTATCGCTCGTTAACGCCTGGTAGTCTCCGATTGTAGCCATGCCATTCTCCTTCACGCTAGTGTTATCTTGATGGTGGGGAGAGGTTACAATTTCCCCTACCAACGCTGATACCTGGTGTTCTTCCCAAGATGTTTGAAGATTACTGAATGAGCCTCTATAGTTAAATGCTTTCAATGGGTCCATAACTACTCATCTCCTTCGCAAAAGTGTCCGTTGACGTGGTCCTTGTGGCTATTCCATCCACCGCAATCTATGTGTGCGTCCAGTAATTCTATTGCGGTGTCGTGCTGATCCCCTGTCAGCGTAATTGTATGACCCTTAAACCATTCGAGGTATACAAACTCACAAAGCCAACTGTTCCTTCTGACTCCTAAAGTGGTTGTTGGTCGGTATCTAATCTCCTCACCTGGTCCACCAGTGGATATCTGGTATCTGTAATAGCTGAATAATTCAGATCCGCAATCCTCACATTCTTCCTCTACTGCATCAAAGCACAGTCCATACTCGTAAAGCTCTCCTATATCCTCTACATACTCTCCACCAGCATCGAGTAATTTGCGTATGTCACCTATACGCTCATCTGCCTGTATGACGGTGACTTCCGCGAGTGTTAAGTTTTCGTTGTATCCTGACATAATCGTGGTCATAACTATCTCCTTCTCTCCTCTTATCGCGTGTATGCGTATATATTTTTTGGTACATAGAATTTCATCAATTCGCTACGGGTATATCCTAGCTCAGCAGATAATATTGCGATTAACCTGTCGCACAACTGTGGATATACCTGGTGTAACGTGCGAAAATCCCAAGTCGTATTGCCTAAATACCTGATGATCTTCTGGTAAAGCCTCTGGTCGTTTAACATGATCTCTATCTCCTTTTGTAGTCTCTGCGCCTGTGTGTATAAGAATAGCCGATGGATTTACTAATGTCAATAGATTTATAGTACGAGTTTTATATTATTCTTTATTTTTACTTCTAACAATTACAGTCTGAAATTTTCCTGCTGGACTTGTTCCGGTCCTGACTAATGCGCCATATGGCAGTGAGTTTCCATCGTGGTCAATTTCATTGTGATGTTCAATAACTCTATATGGGAGATCGTTTATAAATTCAATTTTGCATACGTGATGCGATTCGTATATATATAATTCCATTTTCATTTTATGCTCCTAGCTAATACTGATTATGGTTATATGGTCCGTGAGATCTTGTCTGGTAATCTGCTCGCTATTGAGGATCTCGTTAATTGACCTGGTATCTACTGGCAACACTACGTTGATATAGAATTGTTCTATCTGCTCGCTACTTGGATTAGTAGCCATGAATTGTTTTATTTGTTGCTTGATGTCTTGCATTGGTTATGCTCCAATCATAAATAATAGCTCTTGTGCTCCGAATACCGCACGCACTTCACAAGACTCACATGGGTACTTCCGCGCGTCTGGCTCTACACTATTACAGGTTGACGCGGCGCAATTCAAGCAGTAACCGTCAAGCTGGTCTGCTTCGATACTCGCGATGATATCGTCAATATCTAATATACTTCCATCAGAGCACGTGATAGTGTAGTCTTTACGGTTTATGCGTGGCGTGTTTCGTGTAGTCATCTATCTCACTTCCTGGTATTTTATTTGGTTATAAGTTCCGCTAGCCATTAGCCAGTCATCTACGGTAGATGACTGGCTAATGTAGTAGCTAAACTTTTATCGAGAGTATGCGAACTCCACGTTATTAGCTTTCATATCCTTAATGGCCTGGTTTGCTTCTGATCCCTTAGGTTGTTGGCCGTGTAGCAGTAGCGCAAAATTTCCTGTTTTTGTGATTGCGTGTGTTTCATCGTGGTCTATAGGTAATCCTTTAGCCTCTGCTTCTTCTGGCGAATATACTACTTCCGCGACCTTTAGATTATACTGATCTATCAGGTCATCATATCGGCCGCCGCGCGATGCATTGATTATGAAATTCTCTGGTATACGGTCCAGATTAGCGACAACATAATTGACAGACTTGGTATAGCAATAGAACAGAGTTCCCGGACGTAACCGGGCGACAGCTAGCCATGCTTCAAAATAGGTCTGATTGAAGAAATCGCCTCTCACTCCAGGCCTGACAATTTCGGCATTCTCTGGCAATGACTCGTTGATAATCTGGACCATTTGTTCATAGTCAAGGCCTCGGAGTTTATCGAAATTGCGCCAGCCTTGATCCCTCGCACGCGTGCGTAGTGCTTCAGTAGTGGCCGAAAAGCATCGAAATTGTGTATTTTTGCCGTCCGTAATTTTGCCTGTCACTCTGTCGGCCTTGCTTAAGCAGTCCAATGCGCCAGGACAAGTAAAACCTGACGGGAGGTTGAATACATAACCGCGCGACCTGGCGATGCCTAATAGCTTTAATAATCGTAATGTTTTTACGTTGTCGGCCATCGGCGAGAATTCCAGTAAATTTGAGTTAGTCATAATGTTTCCTATGCTCCCTTTATATATATCTATAAGGATATTATAAGAAATTGGTAATCATAATGCAATAGAAAATACTACCAATAAATGAGAATAGCGGACCAATAATGAGAATATAGGCCAAAAATAAGGGAAAAAATGCGTAACCTGGTGTCAAAGTAGCGTTTGGGAGCACTGACTATTCTATCTTGACAATTCAGACAGCGTGAAACTAGGATTGTTCAAGCACAGTTATAATTTCGGAGCCACTAGACTTCGAGAGGTCACGGAATCAACGAAGAGCGTACCAGGTAACGAGTAGAGTACATATTAATGCAATCTATGGTAGCGATAGCGAGAGATCACAAGTGTACCTGTAAGATTACAGGATTAAAGCATACAAGATCTTGTAACCAACGTGAGTATAGGTTACGTCTAAAGCTTAAGAGTTTACGAGTAGACGATAGAGTACACGAGCACATACTAGTCAACGGCGAGATCGTACGTTGTAAGCTTCAACGTAGCAAACTAGGTACTCTGTGTTCACTCTGTGGATTCTCAGCAAGCAAGCAAGCACTCGAGCGTATCCAGGTTGAACTCGTAGCGTTCGGTATTCTGTAGACATCGACTACTGGCCACAACGCGAACATAGGTTCTAGTTAACATAATGTATACATTAGAATACGCGACCCGTTAACGTTTGGGGTACTCTATATATGCGTGGTAGCCTCAGACGTGATAACATAGATTTCAAAAGCGTAGTCTGTGAACTGGACTGCTATGGGTACTAAGAGAAGATTACTAAGTATACTGGGTTTACTGGAGGTAATGAATGCCGAATGCCAAGAAGCATCCAGCGCAGGTTGGCAACAGTTTACAGGAGATCAGTGAGAGTACGGGAAAGGGGAAGCTGAGTGATCTTGCTTACTGGAAGGATTTAAGTGGGCAGGAGCAGGTATTCCTGGGGCATTATGTATATTACAGGGATATAGGGTTAGCTGCCCGTACTTCTGGGGTAGGGCTTGATTGGGTAACGAACAAATGCAGGGTGGTAAAGGGATTCCAGGAGATGCTGGATTATGTAATGGAGTATCCGAAGGAGTTGGCCAAGGCGATAGCTGAGGAGGCTTTACCAAGGGCAGCCATGCGTATGAGGAATGTACTGGAGACTAGTGAGAATCCGCAGGTGATTATCAAGGTTTCAAAGCAATTAACGGACATGGTATTGCTGCTTGGGGACAAGCCCTGGTTTGCTGGTAATGGGGCATCTACGATGAACTTTATAAATATCCAGGGGTTTGACAATCCAACTGATGTAAAGGTAATAGAGGGATAATGACAATATACAGGCATACAGTTGATTTTGACAGTCAGCAGGACTTGGATCATTTCTACCACATAATTGAGGATTGGGTGGTTACAGGAATAACAGGGTATGGAACAAATAGAGCAGATATTAAAATATGGGCCGAAGAGCAAATAGACCCATCAAAGAAACCCCAGGAAGGATCATGTTTTCTTTTTGACAAATTCCGAAAAGGTGGAAGGAAGAACAGAGTCGGTAGAAATTATGGAAGATATGATAATACTGTAGAATCCAGATGGAATAAATAACTATGACTACTGAGCAGTTAGTTGAAACGAATGTAAATCTTTCTGATTACTATAGTCCGCACGCTGGACAGAGGCCAATACACCAGTCTGTCTCCCAGAACAAGTGGCTGGAGATGGCCCGGCGTTTCGGTAAGTCCCGGTCTGCCTTTGGAGAATTTCTTAAAGCCTACCAGGACGCGATGGTATTACCAGTGGACAACTCTATGGTTCCACCTTTCCATGCATGGATTGCTGTACCCAGCTTTCCCCAGTCCAACCAGGTATGGAACGAACTCATGTCCCTGATTCCCCCGGCATTCATATACAGGACTAACCAGGATGACCGTACTATATATCTAAGGGGATCACAGGTAAGACCATGGGGTCTACTGGAAGTGAAGTCCTGTCATAACCCGGAAGCCTTGCAGACTGCTGGTCTGGATTTCCTGTGGGTCACTGAGTCCCAGGATATCGCTAACAAGGCATTTGAAAAACTTCTCCCCACACTGCGTAGCCCCGGACGGATGAGTAGAGCCGTATTTGAGGGGATTCCCTCCCTCTATTCCGACCACTGGTTCCGAAGGGGCTGCGCTGCTGCTTCAGGTGGCAGGGAGAACCACGCCTACTTCCATGCAACGGTATATGACAATCCTACCCTCAGTCCCGAGGACGTAGCTGAAGTAGAAGGAGATAAGGACTTACTCCCCATCAGGGTATGGGAGCGTATGTACCTGGCGAACTTTAATGAGGACGCTGGCTATTTCAATAACGTATCCAGATGTATTGCTGGTGATCTGCTGCCAGAGGCTCTCCCCGGAGCAGAGTATGTCGGGGGACTGGATCTTGGGCGCAAGGTTGACGCATCTGTACTGACTGTAATGGACGCACGGGAACGCCGGGTAGTCTTTCACCATAGGTGGGATGACTCGGAGAACTGGGTGCTGCAAAGGGATTCCATAGTACGGATTGCCAATGAATGGGGTTTGAGCAGGGTAATGGTTGACGCTACTGGCATGGGTGGTGATATGTTCATGTCCGAAATGCTGGAAGCTGGAGTACCAGCCGAACCCTTCATATTCACACAGGCTTCAAGGGAAAGCATACTACAGGATTTATCGGTAGCAATGGAGAGGGAAAGTATACGGTTCCCCCAGATAGACGCATTGCTCCGTGAACTCAGGGCATTTCAGGTGCGAAAGCTGCCAAGCGGTAGGCCAAAGGCCGAAGCTCCACCCGGAGAACACGATGACGAGGTGTTCGCCCTTGCACTGGCCCTGAACTGCTGCGCTCCAGCACCCACTACGGATACTGGTATGCGCTCACGCAGAATGGGTGGTAGATACGCGCCTACCCAGAACGAGGCGAACAACAACCAGATACCCAGTGGCGCACAGAAATCAGCACAAAGGTATGCAAGGGAACGAATCCTTGATAAAATCCGTGACAGACAGGATCAATTGCAGTTATTGTAGGTTATAATGTTTACTATTACGTATACGAATGATCTATGTAAACTTGGAGATGATCCAAAGCATTACTGGGTGATGGAAGCAGCCAGGTCAAGAGGATGTACCAATAGCCAGATAGGAGCATATTCGTATTTTGCCTTTGATGGACAGGGAATATCAACACTATATGTTAGTCCATTAGCCCTATATAATGGTGCGGTAACATGGCTGGTGACTAACTATCCCAGGGAATTTGAACTGGAATAGGAGAAGAGAAGTGGTAATCTCCTCACAGGACAGACAGGATGGTATAGCAGTCCCAGGATACTGGGAAACAGAACAGGAAAGGGATAAACCCCCTTCACTGGATGAGATACTTACCTTATTCAAGGAAAGCCGGCAGTATTTCAACTCATTTCATGCACAATGCAGGACTGCTGAGGAATACTACAGGGGTAACAGGCGAGTCCCTGCACCAGAAGGAATAGACCCGGTATGGCCGGGAACAGCAAACGCAATAGTAAATATCGCCACAGACCATGTTGATGTCAACAATCTGGCGATAGATGTTCCTTCATCCCCAAGGGCAAAGGCCCGTGCCGAAAGACTGAAGAAGTTTTACCAGGGCGCATGGCAGTCCTTCAAGACTCCAGTGCTTAGAACGTCCGTAGCCCAGAGCTTTTTGTATGGAATCTCCTTCAGAAAGACCATGTTCGATACGGACAAGTGGCCCAATGCTCCCCATTTTGATGATTTCGGTGATGATCTCAGTGCATACAAGACCGCACTGGAAGATTTCATGGATATGCGATGCATTACATGGCCCATTGATGAGTCAGTAGTACGCCCTATAAACCTTGTATGGGACGATTCCAAGACCCGGATGAAGTGGGCAATAGAGTTTTACGAGCGTCCTGTCACTGATATCAAGAAAAGATACCCGGAATGGGTTCCTACAGTAGATATGGAACTGAGTGGCTGCGCCACATGGATGGAATACTGGGATGAAGAGTGGTGCGCCTACCTGGTGGACAACCAGTTCATCTGGGGTCCATACAAGCACGGATATGGGTTCTTACCCTATACCAAGAACGTGCCTAACAGGTCATATACCTATGATGATGGGCCACCCCATGAAAGATACTCAGGTATTCTTGAGAATGTTAAGAGCCTACTGGACGAGGAAGCCCGGCTGGTAACACAGATACAGGCAATTATCCGTACAGTAGCATGGAGAACCATAGATTTCCAGGGTCCGAGATCATTGTCAGAAGAAGCAATGCAGAACTACGAGATGTTCGGAGCAAAGAACTACCTGCCTCCGGGCGTAAGCGTAGGTCTATCTCCTATGGGACAGGTTCCACCAGACCTGTACCAGCAATTAGCCACGGTACAGAACTATATCGAGGCTGCTACCTTCCCCAACGTGGTACGCGGTATGCGACCAAGGGGTGTATCGGCAGGATTCGGTATATCCGTGCTGGCTGGTATGGGAAGATTGGTGTTCCAGGCAGTAGCAGACGGAATGCAGAGGTCTATTGAAGAAAGCAATTCCAAGTTTGCCAAGCTGGTAGAGAACAAGATCAAGGGCAGGATTACGGTTCATGCCCGTAGTGATATTAATAGTTTTGACCAGAGCATTGAACCTGATGATATCAGGGGAATGTACGAGAATATAGTAAAGGTCAAGGCAGAAGCACCAGAAGAAAGGGAACGTGAAGCCCTGCTTGCCATGCGGTTGCAGTCAGCAGGGATCATATCCATGTATGAAGCACAACGCCGTGCTGGTATTACCAATCCGCTGGAAGAATCCATGCAGATCAGGGCAGAGCAGCTACTTAACAATGAGCAGATGCTACAGGCCCAGATGCAGCAACTTCTGGAAAAGATGGGATTGGGACAACAGATGGAACAGTCAGTCTCTCCCCAGATGGGTGGCGGTGGTAATGTAGGCTCCATGAATCTTGGAGGCCCACAACTGCCTCGTCCGGGTGAAGGAATGATTCAGCAGGGACGGGTAGCATCACAACAGGGACAGCCGAGTGTTTATCCACAGGGTCCGGGTGGAATAGATAGTCTGGGCAATGCGCTAGGTAGTCCGAATGGTGGACCCGTAAATATGCCCTCTGGACAGAGAATAGGGGGATAAATGGTAAAATTAGAAAATGATACAAACCAGGTACAGAGTCCTATAGATATAGCTATGCAGATGGTTGCTGGCACACAGGATATTATCTTCAATGCTATTCTTGGCCCTCAAAAAACAGAAAGAGTTGATATGATTGAAGGACAGTCTCTTGATTCTGTATTGGATACAGTATTACAACAGTCACAAATACATGGACAGGCTATACGAGAATCCCAGGTGAGTGCGCCTGAAAGACCTGCTCCAAGTCCAATGCCAAGTCCAGCACCTCCAGGAGAACTACCAACACAACCTGGTTCTCCCCCAGAGGGAATGGGTGACATAATGAGTATGTTTGGTGGAGGAATATAATGGCACAATTTCTTACTCAGGCAGAACAGGAAATAAGACGTTTATGGGGTAGCATTTTATCTAATGCTAATTCAGCAATTATGTCTGGATTAGATCGTAGTGAAACAGCAAATATAAACCAAGAACTTATTAATGCTGATAAAAGACGTAAAACAATTAGAAATGAATTTGCTTCTGAGTTATCAAGAAAAGAATCCAGATATAATCAACGTATTTCTGATGCACAGACTGATCTTAGAAGGCTTGAAAATAAACCTCCAGAAAGTAAGGCTACTGCTAAAGATAAGGCGAAGTCTTGGTGGCCTGCTTATTACAGGCAGAGACTTGATGACTGGGAACAGGACAAAGATAGCGTCAGGGATCAGATTACAGATATGCAAGCTGCTTCTGAAGCATTTAGTTCTGGAAGGACTCAATTATTACAGGCATGGGATGAAACAGCCAGTAATATGATGTACGCTATTCCAGATACAGTAGGGCGTAATATTAATCCACAGGCTGTTGCAGAGGCAGAAGAACGTGGTAGGCAAATTGTTGCAACACGGGAACGAGAAGCATCTCCTACTCCAAATATCCTACCTTCTCTTACTCGCGAAGATAGAGCTTTAGGAATTGATCCTGATGCTGAAGCGATGCGAAATGTCAGGGAAAGAATGGCTCAAGACCCTGGTTCATTACAGCAAATCCAGGATGCTCCTTCTTTTCGTAATCCATTAAACTTTCTGAATCTATCTCCAGCAGAAGTTACAAGTCAGTATGGTATAGGTGGTACACAACCATCTACAGGTACAAGTTTTGGTGGTGGTAATCAGCCTGGTGTTGATGTAATGGGGCTTGATGTAGGGATTAACGGACAGGGTGGAGTAGCTGGTGGACCATCTGGGGGACCAGAAGAATATGATCCTTTAGCTGGAATACTAGAACAAACTGGAGGTGCGCCACAGTATGTACCTGGAACAGGTGCAGACCCACGAGATAGATATAGTCCAGAACAACGAAAAATCCTTGATTATATTAACAGGAGACTTTCTGAAAGAGCAGAAGTTCCTATTTCAACATTTGAAGAATTAACAGATCGGTTAAATCTTGATGTTAGACCTGATCTATTACCTAATAATTTAGATTCTAATTTAACATCTTTAGTAGCGCGAAGAGGTTTATATAATAAGTTAATTCGTGAATTTACAGAGATGATAAACGATCCTAGCACTATTGATTCTTATTATCGTGGGCGTAGAGAGGTAGACCCTGTATTGGGAGTATTCCCAGTAGAGGAAAAGCCAATGCCTGACTCTGAAAGACGAGCAGAAGAAGAACGCCAGGCAAGAGAAGCTAGAGGCGAAGGTGGTTTACAGGAACAGCTTCCTGATGTTATTCCTACTCCCCCTACTCCCCCTACTGGAGAATCTGAACAGAGTATTTATAAAAAGTTAGCTAATGAGATATGGCAATCTGGTAATATGTCGGGTATTAATCTTACCGAATTACAGGATATTCCTATTGCATCTAGCATACTAGGTCAACCAGGTACTGTATTTACTGTTCAACAACAGATTCAGTCTTTACAAACATTACAGAAAACATTTGATGCCAATAAAGCTGCATTAGATAAAAGAGATATCAGCGCAGATCAACTAATAACTAATCAGTTAAATCGTGATTTATTAGAGGCAAAATCAGAGCAGGATAAGATTAATGCTGATAGAGACTTTGAAATAAAAAAGCGCAGATTAGAGTTTGATCTTGTTAATGCTCAACAATCAGGCAGACAGGTAGATGAAAGACTTTGGTTTGATTATAAAAAGGCAGAACAGAGTGCTAATCAAGCAAACCAGGCTCTGCAATTACAAAGATACCAGACAGATGTAGCTAATCCATTTAATGTTGCTGCATTAAATCTTCTGGGTCGTGGCCCAACTGCTCCTACAGGAGCACCTAATGTATTTGCTGGTGGTATGATTCCAGGTCAGGCACAGACTGCTCCAACTCAAACAGGTGGTGCTACACAACGAGCAGAATTTGATAGGCTTGTTCAACAGGGCGTTCCACCGAATATTGCATATGAACAATCAAAGCAACCTACAGTAGCAACAGGTAGTGCTGTAGCTCCACATACTCCTACTTCTGTATACAGAGGAGAAAATGCGTATGCTGATTTAGCAGCGGCGCAACAACAAGGAGAACAACAGGGGCAACAGAGACAACAGGCTCAACAACAGGCTGGTACAATTCCTCAAGGTTTACTGAATATGGGATTTAAGGTTCCTTCAGGAGCGCAATATGGACAACAATCTCCATTCAGTAGATTCTTTCCTGAAGGACCGCCAACTCTTGGAGATTTAAGTAATTTATCTACAATGGATATGAGTCTACTTGAATCCATTGGAGCAACAACAGGAACATCTCCTCAAGATATCCGTAGAAAAGCAGCAGATATTACTCCTAGTACTTCAGGTATAGATCATAGACGCATAGTTAAGCAGAAACCTCTTTTTGACCAGCGTACTTCTGGAGGAATGATAAGATAATGGAACCAAGATTACCGCGATTATCATTACCAACTGCTGAAGAATTAGGATTGATGGATGAACCATCCTATCCTAGCTTTCCATCACCTAGAAGCTCATCACGAGGTGCTGGAGGTGCGTCTACATCTTTAGGAGCAGTAGCAGCACAACAGTTCTTTCAGACTTCAAGGCCGCAAACTGGTCCAATGAAAGATGAAATTCTTGCATCAATGCAGCCTAAGAAAGATGAACCAGATCAATCTGACTATGGTTTATATGACTGGAAAAAATTACCCAGTGCATTAGCTGCTGTAGGTAAAGGAATTGTTGGTGGATTAAATTGGTATGATGAAAATGTTGGTAAACCAGTTGCTGCACTTGGTGCATTAAATCCTGTTGGTCCTTTTGCTCATACGAGATTTAATCCAGGTTTATATACAACTGCTCCTATGGGTGGTGGATCAGAGGAACAGGAAAGACTTGATCGTACTAGTAATATTGTCCATCAAGTTACTAACGGTCAAATAAGTCCAGGAGAAGCATGGGATCAATTAGCAGACATTCAACGAGAACGTCCGTTTGCCATGCAACTTGCTACAGAATTAATTTATGATCCTCTGAATCTAGTTGGCGGTCCTGTTCTTAAAGCACCAAAAACTGCTTTCCAAGCAGGAGCGAAAGGACTAAGAAGAATTGGTGCAACAGATACTACATTAACACCTTTAATAGATGCTGCTGAATCAGCTATTACTCCGGGTCTAAAAACAGCAGAACAGGGATATAAACCTGCTCCATTACCTGAACTAGATGATATTATTGATCGTGTTTACAGTCCAGACCATAGAACTAATAAATTATTAAATAGTGATATTGCTAAATATACTGGTATTAAAGCACTGGCTGGATTATTTAATCCTAATGCTTTCTTTGATGGATCAGATGTTGCTAAATTAAAACTAGGAAAAGAACAATATGAGGAAATTGGTAATGAATTAGCTAATGTAGATTCATTACGTCTAGCAGCATTAATGGATGGACAATTTGCTGACGAGGGATTTGAAGTTATCTCTCGTAATCCAGACTTTTCAGTTGATATTATGCTTAAATCTGATATTGGGAATATTCCTCCATCATCAGCACGATTAGCCCAGGAATTACCTCAATTATTCAAGGAAGCAGTAGAAGCCAAGTATTATGTTCCTTCTAAGATTCCACCGGGTGGACTTCCTGCTGGAGCTACACCAGGAATTACTTTTGATCTTGGCAGAATGGTAGATTCAGATGTATTTCTTAGTGCTGCTGCACGTATTGGTATTACCCCGGCTGCATTACGCAGTTACATGGAAACATCACGTAGACAAGTAGTTCGTGAATTAGCAAAACAGGGTAATCTTGGAGTTCAGACAAAAAAATTAACCAATGTACGTGTTAGAGAATTATTACAGGACGCAGAATTACAGAAAAGAGTTCATATATTATTATCAAATCCTTCTTCAGTAGGTTCGCCTATTATAAGAAATGCTATTGATGAAGCAATAAATGTAGCAGTAAAGCGTGAGGGACGTAGGCAGCCTCGTCCAGTATATTTTAATGAAATAATGCAGAATCCTGAACTTTATAATTTAACACCTGGACAGTTAAGAACTGTGAATGAAATTAATAATGTATTTGCAGGATATAGAAATCTCTTACTGGATACATTAAAAGCTATACCAGGTGCTGATATTACTGATATAGATGATGTATTAAAACCAGTAAAAGGTAATTACTTTCCTAATATATGGAAGATGTATGATGATATGGGATATCTAAAGGAAACTGGTGATGCTTCCATATTTAATCAAGCTAAGGGATATGAAAATTCCAGATTATTTGACTATACAACAGATGCTTTGAATGTTGGTAAACGTCCTATTGATCCAATACAGGCAATCAATATTACCTTACGTGGAATGATGCAGCATATGGCTGAGGCTAAACTTGCACCTATTATTGGAGCTTGGAGTCCAGTAGCCATGAAACGTATTAAAGAAGGAATTAGACTTGATACAGATGATTTAATTAAAACATTCAAGACTGATCCAGCAACTAAAAAAGTTATCCGGGATATGTTAAAACCTCAATCTGATAATGTATTAAAGAAATTTATAGATAGTTCCAGTTCTATATCTATTACAATGCGTACTATGCAGTCAGCATTTGACTTTGGTGCACCATTGATTCATGGATTGCCAGTATTATTAAGCGATCCAGTATTGTGGGGCAAATCAGTTAAAAATGCTTTTGCTGCAATGCGAGATGAAACTGTTATACAAAGATTAGTAAGTGAACATACTGAAACGATTCAGAAACTTAATTCTCATAATATGCTTCATGGTGGAGCATCAGATCTAATTGAAGGTTTATATGGTCAAAAATCAGGTACGTTAGGAAGATACGCATCCAGGCGTAGAATGAAGGGAACAACACGCGGTACAGAAGTTTTAGAACCAGAAACTGGATTTCAGCGTGTTAGAAGAGGTACTGCAAAACAGGCTCTTGGTAAAGTAGAAGGTATTCAACGTCAGTTTGAGGCATTTTTATTATCTAGCAAAATTGGATTATGGGAATCAATGGAAGGAATGATTCCTAAATATGTTACTAAACAGGCGAGAAAGAAAGGTATCATTGAGGGAACTCCTGAATATACCAGGTTGCAAAGAGAAGCAGAAGAAATTCTTTCTGGACATATTGCCAAGATGACTGGAACAGTCAGTATGGCTAATTTAGGATTAAGTCCATCACGCAGAAAATTTCTAACTGGATTTGTAATGTATGCTCCACGATACAGAATGGCTACATTAGGATTAATGGCAGATGTATTTCGTGGAGGGATGAAGAGCGAGTTAGCTATTACCCGGTTAAGTAAGATGATGATGGCT